AGCACCGGCAGCTCCAGCTCTCATTTGATTACTTAGTAATCCCATGTGCTAAGCAATCGTTTTTATGTCAAGAGTTATTACTGATTGTATGGCTGTAGCAGTCTGAACAATGTAATCTAATCTATCAATTGCATTGGCAGCTGTACTTAATGTTGGTCCAGTACCACCAGCAAATTTCCAGTTAGTTCCATAGGATAATGTACGTGAGCCTGTACCATCTTGGACAATAAATATAGAACCTGATTGTGAGATACCGGGATTAGTAGGATTATCTAAAGTTCTATTACCTGCAAGAGTTACTTGAAAATTATTATTTAATGCTAGGTTAGTAGAAATATTTGTAGCATCAGTTAAAGTAGTAACAGCTCCTACTTGAGCTGTGCTAAAAGTTTGAGTTTCGTTGGTTACAGCTCCTACGGAAGCATGGTAACTTGCAAGGTATCGTGCTCTGGTTGTCATATCTTTTCCTAACTAAATGCTAATTGTGGTGCACCCAACTGTATTGAGTCTACTGCTTTTACATAATAAGGTAAAACATCAACTGATGCAGCCGCTGTACTTAACGTAATTCCAGCACCACCTACTGTTTCATAATCTGTTCCAAGAGATAATGTTCTACTACCTGTACCATCTTGAACCAAAACTATAACTCCTGATTGTCCTACATTTTCTGTAGTAGGATTAGTAAAAGTAATGTTACCTCCGAGAGTTACTATAAAGTTTTGATAAGTATCATAATTAAAAGTAAAAGCTCCGGTTTCTGTAGAAGATACAGTATATCCTGCTTGAGCTTTAACCCATACATTATTAGTATCATTCTTTGCAAGAGTAGAATTATCAGCTAACTTAGTAAGAGCAATACTTGCATTTGCATTAACAGCTACATTCATTAATGTTCCTGCACTAACTTTTACATTAGTAACAGCACCTGTTGCTAACTTAGGTGTAGTAACAGCACCATCAGCTATTTGACTAGATGTTACTATTGCATTAGCTGGTCCATTACCAAGGTATGACATTATGTTATCTCCAGTATTGACATTACAACATCAACAGAAGAAGCTGTGTCTGATGTTACAAATATTCCATCTCCTGTTTCTAGTACAACTTTCTGATCACCACCTATTACTATCAAAGAACCTCCTGATGGTATAGGTGCAGTCTTAACTAAAGCTGTATCAGTAGCTCCATCATTATGATCACATGTAACATAAATGGTACTAGCTGTAATGTTTGCTAAAGTTAATCCTATAATAGTTGTTTGTGTAGCAGAAGCAACTGTGTAATTTCCTACTCTTGTGTCACTTGTTCCTACTGCTTGTGATGTTTTATTTTTAAATGTATTTGCCATGTTATTATCCTAGTGCTATTGCGAGAGCTATAATTTCATCCGTTGTAGCTATCCCTGTTAAGTTTGAACCATTACCCCAATATCCAGATGCTGTAACATTACCAGTTAAAGTTATTCCTACTCCAGATACTTGCCCTGTTACATCTATTGTTCCTGCTGTTAAATCAGTAATACTAGCAGCAGTTACTACTCCTAAGTTATTTACTGTAAAGGATGCTACAGAAGTTGCTCCTACTACATTAGTAAGATTAGAACCATCACCCCAGTATGCAGCTGCTGTTACATTTCCTACTACTGTTATATTTGTTGAAAAATTAGTTTGATTAGCAAAAGTTTTATTTATAAATATATCTGTTGTTGAAACACCTGCTAGTCTTGTACTACTTACAGGCATACTTGCTACTACATTACCACTAAAGGCTGAATGAGCTGGAGCTTGTAATCTTGCATAATGAGCATTACCAGTTTCACAATATAAATCTATATTTGCTGGAGAACCACTATCTGTTTTTACTTGTATACTACCACCTGCTACATAAACATCTCCACCAATAGATGCAATAGCATTTACTGCTAGAGCTGTAGTAGAAGTTTTAACTCCTACATTAAGATTGTTTAAATTTAAATCTGTACCACTTGTAGGTAAAATAATACCTGTTAAGTTAGCACCACTTCCCCAGTATGCTGTTGCTGTTACATTTCCACTTACCACTAAACTAGATGCTGTGGCAGAAGCTAATACAGAAGATGATACAGCTGTGAGTTGATTAACTGTAAAGGCTGCTACAGATGTAGGAGCACTTGGTAAGTTAGTTAAATTAGAACCATCTCCCCAGTATGCAGATGCTGTAACATTACCACTAACTACTAAACTACTTGCAGATGCTGAAGCTAATGCAGAGGAAGATACAACAGTAAGTTGGTTAGCTGTAAAAGCTGCAACAGATGTTGAAGCACTTGGTAAATTTGTTAGATTAGAACCATCGCCCCAGTATGCAGATGCTGTAACATTACCATTAATTCGTGCATTGTGATTAACTTGTAAGCCATCTCCTGTGCCTGTTAATTCTAATGAAGTAATAGTTAATGCATCTGAAACTTTTACAGTACCACTTACATTTGCTGTTGTTGTTGTAGCTGCATCTACTGTTATCGTAATTCCATTACCAGCAGTTATACCACTCATTGTACCACCAGCACCAGAAGGAAGATTAATTAAATGTCTACCATCTCCATAATAAAATCCTGCACTTACTTGTTGAGTAAAGGTTGCACTTGCTCCTACAACCATAGTTCCACTTACTTTAGAACTAAAGTTTGCAGTTGCTCCACTAACATTACCAGTTACATTACCAGTAAGATTACCAGTTACATCTCCATTTACATCTCCAGTTAAATCTCCAGTTACATCTCCTACTACATTACCAGTTACGTTTCCTGCTACATTACCTGTTACATTACCAGTAAGAGCTCCTCTAAAACCTCCAGTAGCAGATACTTCATTAATAAAAGTTGCTCTGTTTCCTGTAAGAGTTTGTGCTACCCAAAGATCAGTTACAGATAAATTAGTTACAGACATATTTGCTGTGACTACAGCACTAACAATAATTCCATATCTGTCAATATTAAGACTATGCATAGGACCATAAGTCGCAGAAGTTACTCCACTAATCTGTAAAGAAATATTACTGTTACCTGCTTGTCCTGCAGTATTAGTAATAGAAAGTGGAGCTGTAGTAGTAAATTGTCTACCATAAGGTAAACCACTAACCATAGCAACATATCCTGTTACACCAGTTAAATCTGTTATAGCATTAATAGCAGAGGCATCAGCAGTAATTGTTGTACCATCTAATTGAAAAGCACCTGAAATATTAAATGTAGAATTAGAAAGTTGAATAGCAGAATTGTTTCCAAAACCATCTTGAACATTTTGTAGAGTGCTACTTACTCCTGTTGAACTAACCTTAAGTAGTCCACCATAAGTATTTGCAATTTTAGTACCGGTTAGTGTTGTCATTCTTTAGCTCCAAACTTTCTTTATCATACCACAGGTTAGACGAGATTCCAATCATTAGTTTGGTCTTCCCAATTCATTGTAGCATTCTCCCATGAAATATTTCTATCAGCATTGGAAGGTGGTCGAGGATCGTTCACAGGTACTTCTGGAGTTATTACAGGAGAATAGTTTAAAGGATTGTTTTGAATATTCCACATACCATCCCAACATTCAGGACATACCTTTGTATTATAACTAGTCTTTTGTAATGTGTGTAATTTATATCCAAAACCACATTGATCACAAATTCCCGGTGTACGAGAGTTACCACCCATTACGTAATGTAACCTAATCTAGGTACTATTCTCATGTCAGCTCTTTGACTATCGGCTTCAAAGGCTGTTGTAAATGTTTCTTCATAGTTAGCTTTTAACATCATAATTCTATCGCCCGGAGTATTAGGTCTTTTCATTGATAAGTAATAAGCTAATCCATTAATAAGACAGGGTAAGAATCTAAAAGGAACATCAGCATTTTGAAGAGCACTCTTGGTAATATCATATAACCTACGGACTCTATAGTATCTAAATGTATACGTCTGACTATTATCAGGCACAGGCCAGAAGTATACTGAAACTGTATTCTCTCCTCTGAGTGTAGCAAACTGTACTGGTCTTCCTGTTGTAGTCTTATCTACAATAGCTTCATACTCATTATAAGATATACGAGTTAATTGTAAATCATTACCAGCAGCAGAAGCTCTCAGATAACCATCAAGTATATCTACTGTTGATGGATCTAAAGTTAGAGAGGCCTCATTAAAAGTTAATGTATTTGTTTGTAGATCAGTAGCCCATAGAAGAACACCACGATTCTGCCAGTCTGTTAGTAAAAGATTTAAACTACGTCTTGCACTACGACTATCATATCCTGTTTGTGGTTGACCACCAGCAAGCTCGTAAGCTTCCTCAATGATTTCATCCACATAGAAATCTAAATTAAATGCATTAGTACTTGATGTAGCCATTACTATTTCCTAAGCTTTACGTCTGTTAATCTTACCTTTTTTAACCATCTTAGAACCTGACTTACCATAAGATTCATTTCTTGAATTTGCTAATTGCTTTGCAGTTCTTTTCTTTTTAACTCTCATTGCAATTGATTCATCTTTACGAGCATTATATCCTTGTTTCTTTTTACCTACAGCCATGTTACTTTTTCCTTTGTTAATTAATTGTTGTCCTATACTAGGTCTACTTATTGCCATTACCTATTACGCATACGAGCTGGCATTGGTACAGGTGTTATCTTATTCTTAGCTGGTCCACCTCTGTTCATCTTTACAACAGAAGGTCCTGTACGAGCAGCACCATAACCTTGTCCAGTTGGTCTTGCTGTGGTATTAGGAAATGTATCTAGTTTAAGTTTTTCTCCTGCACCTGTTCTAGCTTTCTTAGATGATTTAAAATTATTTTTTAGCATATGTTTTTCCCCCGGCATTATACTTTTGTTTAGCTGGACCACCTTTGTTCATTCTTACTGAACCAGAAGTATTTTTTGGTTTTCTTCTTTTAGTTGGTCTATCAGCTACTTTAACTTTTTTATTCGTTGGATTTCTATGTGGAGCTAATACCATTTTAGTTTTAGCTTTAGGCATTGCTTTTTTAAT